AGACAAACCAGTACACCAAGGTACAATCTCAGACAATGGCGTGAACACGACAACGCTATTAAATGTCAGGGAACCATATGGTTTGATCGGTGGATCATCACCAAAACCAGTGTACAAAAACAAGAAAGCTCCAAAAAATGGAATCAAACAGAAGATCGACCAAAGAAGGACCGAAAACGAGAACCGCAACAAGAACAAAAATGTTGACGCCTCGTCGCCAGTTGGAGAACCCAAAGATCCCATGAAGAGCACTTGCCGAGTCTGTAATAAGACAAGGAATAAGCATCCCAACCACCAATGGTGTATACCTGCGTGCGTAGTGTGTGGTAAAGGCCACCTTCCAAGATGCAATAGAGCTGATCGACCTGAGCTCAATCTCAAAAAACAGGTCGGACCATCTGCACGAACAGATGCCATGAATGACGACACGGACATCGTCATAAACGTCATGGATGAGTCAGAGGACGATTTGAGCGAATCCAGCGAGGACAACGAGAGTGATGATGAGATCCACCGCGTAACCCTTGCTCCGATACCCGCTCCTGCCCCAAAATACGATCCAGTATACCGGCAATCCCTCTATGACTTTGAAGTACCAACAGGAAAGAACATTTTCAATGTCCCTAGCATGGGCCGACAACGCGACATAAGCTACATTAAAGAAGTCGTCGACGTGCTCCATTGCTTGCCAAAATTCTTTTTCTGGTTTGCCACCTTTTGGATTAATTTGTATTTCCATTTGTGGTATATTGGGCTCTACACATTTAATGAAGAGCTTTACTTCAACGAAACCGCCGCAACATATGCCTCAGCCAGCTTTTGGGTTGAGCTAACCATCATGCCCTACTTGATTGGAACAACGATTAAAAGTTTTTACCAACTCATTAGGATACTAAATCCCCCTGAGGTCTTTCGACCTCAGCCGGTGCATGATGACATTTTGGACGCCGACACAGGCGAAGTACTTTTGCGCGCTGTGCCTGTCCCGGAAACATGGTTTGAATCTCAAATTGCGAGCTTCAATTTCGTCAACTGTTTCCATATCGTCTACATACTATCGCACTTGTCCGTGATCACTGCTGCAATCTTTTTAGCAGCAAATCTCCAGCATGTCGCACCACAACTTGTGGCCATAGTCTTGTCCTACAACTTCTCTTTCATGAAGTATCGCCTCCTGTACAATGCGATGCAATACGTCAGAGGAGCTTGGCACGGATGGTTTTCGAATAAACCGTCCCAATTGGATGACACATGTAGCAAACACCTCTCGCTCGACCACGGATTCTTGCCCCTCAATAGAATCAAGCCTGGCACAGTCTTGAGCGACCTACCGCCTGAGTATGAGGACATTCCTCTCACAGAACTCTTGCAACACGAAATGCTCCAACCCTACTTGCATTTCCACAACATTCTGGTCATGCGTGCATATCCGCCCTTGTTCAAATTCATTTTCAAAATTCTTGCATTTGTAGGATTTCTCGATGACTTTGACGTGCGCACGTATGGACCTGGGAATTATATTCCAATTGTTGGCCAAATGATCTCAGTGAAATTCACC